ACATCATTTGCTATAGCAACAGCATCTGGGAATGCTAGTTCAACCTCAAAGAGATTTGGTCTAGCACCACCACCAGATAGTCTGCTTTTAAAATCACTAATCTTCCTTAATGGAATAGTGTTTTGTTGTTGACGGGAAGGCATTTTTTAAACCTCTAAATTAATTAAACGTTACCGATTACTTCTTCAAATGAAACGCCAGTTCTGGTGGCAATAAATGTTAGACCAATGAAGTTAATTGATCTTGCAGGCTTAATGTATATATCTGCAATAAACTCATTTGAGTCAATTATTGCAGCAGTATTATTTGTTTCATCACAAATAACAACATAATCTTGAATTCCTCGTTTAGCCTGAACGTCACGTAGGAATGGTTCAACGATATTAACGAAATTCGACCTAGTAATCTCATCGTTAAATTCAAATAACTGATCTTTAGCAGCAGCAGAAATAGCATCTTCAAGGTAGATGAATAATCTACGAACATTGATTCTATCAAATGCGGATGCCTTAGCAAATCCAGTCTTATCACCAAATAAAACAATTCCTGCTCCAGGTGAATGAATTACTGGATTAACTCTATTAGAATATAGAGAATCTCTTTGTAATTTAGTTGGATTGTAAGGAAGTTTTACTGCATTTAAAATAGTTCCCCTATCAGTACCTGCTGGTGAGAACCATGGGAAATCATTGATATCAGTTCTTGCACAACATCCAGCAATATCACCATTCAATGGAACATATCTAAACGAATTATTAAATCTATCGTACATGTACTTATATCCACTATCAAATACACCATATGTTGTTGAAGTGATAGTTGAATAGAAATTAGTTACATTAGATGTAATAGTAGCATCATCTAAAACAGTAGATGTTGCTTGTGTTGGATTGTCCGATAATATTGCTGCTCTATAAGGTGAAATAAATGCAACAGCATCTTTTCTAACTTCTGCAACAGCAATTAATTTTTGGGCAAGTGCTCTAGTTTTATCTTTACCATATTTTCCAGATCCCATAAGTAGGAAATCTACATCTACTGTAGTATCATTTTCAAACTTACCATAACCTGTAATTAAATCATCCAATCCAGAATCAAGTGCTCCTGTAGTGGTAAGATCTGACTCTCCACCATAATTTTTACCACCCAATAATTCTAAATTTTGTTGACCGGAAGAATTGAAAATAGTTCCTTCAGCATCTTGATCCCAACCACCATCACCGAATTTAGTAAATGATGAACTATATCCAGTTGTTGTAACACCAATAACTGCACCTGTTCCACCAAAAATATACTCTGAATTAGTTTCTAAGTATTTTCTCCAATAAGAAGGAGATCCTACAGAAAATTCTGCATCTTTTGCTTTGGAAAGACTTAGATGTTTCTCAAGAACTGTACCAGGATTTCCAGTAATTGTTCCCTGACCATCGAGTACAACAACATGAACCTCATCAAATCTTGCTCCTCTTGCAGAACCATAACTTGAAGTTCCTGGTTTATCTGCAATAGTACTCCAATTAATGGTTGATAAAGTTGTTGCTCCACCAACAGTAGCAGTTGAAGAAACTAATGTTTGCTCATCAAACCAATCTATAGCAGAATTAACTGCCTTACTTCCAGCTTGGGTAGCATTATCTATAGCATGGTAATGTAAATTTCCAACCTTGCTAAATTTATAAACATCACTATACTCTACTGGATTTTCTACTCCTGCAGCAGATACATGAGAAATAACTTTAACTTCTAATGTCTTATCATCAAATTTAGTAACAATTCCTTTTAGATGACCATCAATTGAAGATGTTCCACCTGCACCAGAAATAACATTATTTGCAGGATCAATTGCTTGAGTAACACCATAACCAACTACCAATCCAGCAATTGAAGAATCAGTAGTTATTATTTGATCTGCTGCACCATCAATGAAAGCAACTCTAACGCCATTTGCCCAAGATCCTGGATCTTTAGCAGCAACTGTTACATTAGTGATAGGATTTTCACCATATCCTAATTCTTCGTAATTTGCATTACTTTGAATTCTTACACTAGTAATGCCAGCAGAACCAACATATGCATTTTTTAATCCAACACCAGTACCAGAAACATAATCATCTGCTCTAACAACACTTAATTGTCCACCATAAGCAAGATATGATGAGGCAACTAACCAAGTCTCATACTGCTTATCCGTATCATAAGGTTTACCGAATATACTAACTAATTCGTTCTCACTGGTAATTTGTGTTGGTACATTTACGGGACCTTTTTCAAATGGTCCCACAATACCTCCAATTTTATCGGTAGTAGTATCAACTCTACCAATAGTTAAGTCAACTTCCCTTACCAGAATTCCAGGAGATGCTAAATTTAAAGGCATCTTGTTTTTCCTCGCAATCCAAATTTATCTAAAAATATTTATGAAAACAGGTATTTTCGATGGGGAAACAATGCATGAACACCTACCAATCTGGATAATTCCAATCTTCAAATGGTTTACTTTTCTTTCTATTTTCCACAACTCTCCTTACAGTACAAACCTTACATTCATAAGAATATGATGATAATAAATTTTTTCTATTTTTACGTGTTATATAAAAATCATCAATTAAATCTTTTGTTTCCCCACAAACTCTACACTTTCTTTCTGAAAATAATAAATGACTTAATTTAACCTGTTCATCAATTTCCATTAAAGAACCTGAACAACTCCTACAACATCTGGTATCTCCATCATTAATTTCTTTTCTATACCTTGCTTCAAAGTCATGGTACTCATAGCACATGTCTCACAGGCACCACCTAATTTTACTTTAACATATCCTGTTTCATATTCAATTTCATAAAGTTGAAGGTATCCACCATCAGCTTCAATATAGGGAATAAGTTCCTCTAACACTTTGAGTACGTTTTCTTCAGTTAATTCCATTACCTATAATCCCACATATAAGAATTGTCACCATATTCATCAACATTCCATCTATCACCATCCTTATCTACAAAACTACCCACATCATCAAATCCATCTTGAATAAATCCAAATGGTGCCATATCCTGTTCAATAGCATTCTTTTGTTCTTCATACAATCTTTTACGAATATCATTATCAGTCATTTCTTTAAAATAATCTTGAGCAACAAGCCATGCAAATATAACAAGACACATTGCTAAATCATCATTACATCCTTCCTCTGCCTCAAATGAATTATGTTTCTGTGCAAATGTTGTAAGTTCTGAAATAATATCATAATCACAAGTTAATATTTTATCATCCTCGAGCATCGTCTTCAAGTTAGAACAACCCAACTTCTTAACTGCTGCTGTTGTTCTTACTCCAAGTTGTGTTTTCTTGCCCGAAAAACCTTGCCCAACTACTTGACCATTTCTTCCTCTCATAGATGCCATAAGAAGGTTTTCATACTCTAAATCAAATTGAAGAATAGTTGCAACTTGATCTCCAATATCATTAACTTCTATTAATAAGAATGCTTCATTAAATGCTTTTGCAACATCCAAAATAATATTTGGAAATAGCATAGGTTTGATTTCATTATTCCTATATTTTCCCACAACTCTATATGGAAATTCAGTAACGTCTGCAACAATAAATGCTGAATAATCATTTCCCAAACCCCTTGCCACATCAACTGTCATTACATAATTGTGATCTTTTATTGGTTGTTCATATAAATCCAATCCAGCATTTCTCATTATTGGTTCTTCATATACAAGATTTCTGAGTTTTGTTGCATTAATAAGAGTATTAACAGAACCTAAGAACTCGCACTCAAACTCAATCTTAAACTGTTGCTCTGAAGTGTTAGCAATAGTTTGTCTTTTCCATTCAGAATCTCTACCAGGAACCTGAGACCAATGAACATCTGTTGGTACATAATCATTTTTACCTTTTTCAGCATCATGCCAATACCTATAAAAATGGTTCATCCCGTGAGGAGTAGATACCATTATGACTTTCGTTGTTTTACCAGAAGTAATAGTAGGATAAACAGAACTAAAGAAATCTTCTGCGATATGATTTGGAACGAATGCAAACTCATCAAGGAATAGGATATTAAATGACATACCACGAACAGCACTAGCAGATGTAGATGCTGCTAATATCTTTGATCCATTTTCCAGTTCTAAACTACCTTTGTTCCAAGCAATTATACCTTGCTGCATCCATTTAGGCAAGTTTTCATATGCCGTTTGCAATCTACCTAATAAGTCTCTTGCAGTTGCTGCTTTGTTAGCAAGAATACCAACATTAACACTATCATTAAATACGACATAATGTAAAAGATATGCTACAGACGTAGTTGATTTACCAGTCTGTCTAGGCATCTTACAAATATTAAATCTATTATCATGAAAATTATTAATTAACTTTTCTTGAAAATCATATGGTTTAAATTGAACAAGTCCTTCATCAAGAGAAACAATTTTCATATAATTATTTGCAAAATATACAGGATCTTCCTTACATTTTAAAAATTCACGAATGTTGTCTTCCGTGAATTCTATTTGAGTATTTGCTTTTTTTAGGTTGGGATTACCTAAGTAAACATCATTGTTAGTAGACATAATATTAAGATGGTTTTGGGAGTGTAGTATTATGCCTGAGATTCAGACCATGACATTCTAGAAGACACCTGAAATGGTGCCGTACTATTAACAGTGGTAGTGTCAAGAGCACTTGCACAAATGGTTACAATATCTGGACCATTCGGGAATACACCATCACCACCAAGAACAGAGTTGCCCAAATCAATCAGACGAGTTAAGTCAAATGTTTGGGAAGAAACAG